CGAAGACGGCATAATGACCCCTAGAATTAACGGCGTAATAGTTCAAACGGGCGGATATATTGCTAACATGACACAGAGGGGAACGAATGACCCCGAAGCTAATGTTTTCACGGGTCAAGTTATTACATGGACTAGATCGAGTGCTGGTGAATACTTAGGTACACCCGAAACACCTTACGATTTTTCAAACACTTACGTAATGATTAACAACGTAAATCACGACCACTTGACAAGCGCATATATAAACACCGACGGGAACGTAGTTATTGTAACGTGTAACACTAGCGGACACGCACACCAAGACGACATCTTAAACGCTACCACTTTAGAAATTCGAACCTACTAGAAAATAATATAGTTATGAATGAAGTAGAAATACCATTAAAACTAACGGGCGTCGGCTCGATGAAATCGGAGTTAAGAGCGTTAAAAGCAGAAATTGCAAACGCTACTGACCCAGTACAAATGGAAGCACTCGCAAAACAAGCGGGTGTTCTTACGGATAGAATTAAAGACGCTAATGACGCGGTAAACGTTTTTGCTAGTGGATCAAAGTTCGAACAAATTAGTAATAGTTTTGGCGGTATTCAATCCAGTTTAATGTCTTTGGATTTTGAAGAAGCCAGCGAAAAGTCTAAGGTCTTTGCGTCTAACTTAGGTAAGATAGGTAAAGCGGATATTTCCACAGCTTTAAAAGGAATGACTAGCACCATTACAACAATGGGAACGGCTTTCATGAAGTTAGGTTTACAGATATTAGCCAACCCGTTATTTATAATGACAGCGGTTATTACGGCTATTGTCGTAGCTATTGGTTTATTCTTAAACAAAATAGGTGTTCTTGACAAAGTTTTGAAAACGTTAATGATTCCTATTGATATGTTAATTCAAGGCTTTAAGGACTTGACCGATTGGATGGGTTTAACTCAACACGAAGCGGAAGCCACAGCGGAAAAAATCGGTAAGGCAAACGAAAAAATACAAGAATCTAGTAAAAAAAGAAGTGAAAAACTAGCTGACGCGTACGACTTTGAAATAAGCAAAGCAAAGGCAACGGGCAAAGACACAACTCAACTAGAAATAGCAAAAAGTAAAACGCTAGAAAAAGAAGGTAGAACACGTATACACAATTCACAGCTTGAACTTAACGCCTTGCAAAAGGTAGCGAGTAAAGACAATGCAGAAAAACGTAAGAAACTACGTGAACAAATAGACGCAGAAAAGAAAATCATAACAGCTGGCGCACGTGACCGACAACTAATTGCAATACAAGACGCAGAAGCTGACAAAGCACAGCAACAAGCCAACTATAAAGCTGGAATCGAACGAAGAAAAGAAAACGCAAAGAATAGATTAGACACAGAACGAACTATAAAAGACATCGAACTAAGTTTAATTAAGGACGACGCTAAACGCGAAGAAGAAATAACAAAAGAAAAGTATCTGCGTTTACGTGCTGACTTGATAACTAACGACAAAATAACAAAAGACGAACGCGCTAGATTAACAAAACTTTACAATGAACAAGAACTAGCAGAACTAGCTGTATCGAATCAAAAAATAGTAGATACAGAACTTGCACACCAACAAAAAATAGCGGACGGACTTAAAGCCTTTAACGAAACAGAAGCACTACGCAAAGAAGAAATAGCAGAAGTAAATTACCAAGCTGGATTAACCGCACAACAAAAGGAACTAGAAGACGCTAAATATAAATACGATGCGTTGCTAGCAGAAGCCGTAAGATACAACGAAAACTCTAATAACATTACAGCAGAGTATTTAGCTTTAAAAGCGGAAATAGAAAAGAAATACGCAGACCAGGCAGAAGCTAAAAGAAAAGCAGAAGTAGAAGAAGAATACCAAGTTCGTAACGCAAAAATACAAGCCGTTAGCGACTATGGACAAAGTATCTTAAACTTAGGTCAGTTAATTACAAAGGATCAAAAGAAACTAGCAAAACTAAACAAAGCTAGCGCCTTAATTCAAATTGGTATTGATACCGCTATGGCTATTAGTGCATTGGTAAAAGCTGCAAACCAAAATCCAGCAAACGGCGTTACAATGGGTGCGTCTGGTGCTATTCAATTTGCTAGTGGTATTCTACAAATTACTTCGAACATGGTAAAAGCTAAACAACTTTTATCTAATCCTAGCGGGTCTGCTTCTGCTGGTGGTGGCGGTGGTGGTGGCGGTGCTGAATCTACGACGTCTGTTTCACAAATGACACCAGCCGTTCAAATGTTCGGACAAGGTAACGACTTAAATAGTCAAGGCGGTACTAAGTCAGTTAACGCTAATCAAAACATGGTAGTAACAGCGGTGGTAAGTGAAAGCGACATAACAGATACACAAAACAAAATAAGTAAACTTCAAAAAAGCGCAGAACTATGACATCTTACCAAGCCTTAATAAACGAAATAACAGCGTTTTACGATAACCACGTTCAAGTAATGAAGGTCGGTTCTGACTTTAAAGAACAAATGTTTAACTTTGCCACCAAAGACGAGAAGTACCCTATTATTTATATCGTTCCTATCAGTGCAATACCTACTGAAAACACGAACGATTTTAGTTTAGAAATATATTGCTTTGACATTATCCAAAAAGACCGCGCAAATATTAACGTTATCCTTTCAGATTGCCAGCAAATTCTTTACGACTTGTACACGTACTTTATTAACTCAACTAATTACGCCTTTGACGTAGTGGACATTCCTAGCTTTACGCCTTTAAACAATGACTTGTTAGACTATTGCGCTGGCTGGGTAATGACTGCCACCTATTCAGTAAACAACTGGACTGACTGCGCCGTTCCACTTAAACAAACGGGCAACTAGAAATAATATAGTTAAACACGGAAACAATGAGTAGTAATTTAATAGGCGAATTAGCGGGTAACATGGGAACTTTTGTAGTAAACACTACAGCAGAAGTAACAAAAAACGTAGACGCTGTCGTAGTGCTAGAAGACACTATTTTTACCAGCATTAAAGTAGCTGGAATGGACGCAAAAAGTACATACATACAAGACGCTAGTTTAGCTGTTAAGGCTGGAACTATTATAACGCCTATTAACGATTTACAATTTAGTAGCGTTCAATTAACAAGCGGTTCTGTAGTTTTAGTTTTAGGGTAATATGTACGGCTTCGCTATTTCACTTTATAACACAACGCACTGGCTTTATACGCAAGGTTCTAGCTTGTTTGTTTTTAGAGTAACCGAAAACACGGACGCACGAATAACAGAAAATAACAATAAATTAATCATTGAATAAATGGCAAATATAAAAATCAGTCAACTACCAGCGAAAGGTGCGAACCTTGAAGCTACTGACTTACTAGAAGTTTCTGAGTTTAACGGAACTGGCTACGTTACAAAGTCAATCACTGGACAAGAAATAATAGACAGCGCAAGCGGTGGCGGTGGAGTTACAGATGTTACTGCGACTGCACCTATTGTTTCAACGGGTGGTACAACGCCAGATATTTCAATGGCTGTAGCTGACGCGGGTCATGACGGCTATTTAAGTTCAACGGATTGGAATACATTCAATGACAAACAAGAGTTGCTTGTATCGGGTACTAACATTAAAACAATAAACGGAAGTTCTGTTTTAGGTAGCGGGAACTTGACAATAAGTGGAGGTTTACAAGGATTAAACAATGTTAACGGATATTTTCCTTCAACTGCTTTAGGTGTAGATGCGTCTATATCTGCCGCTAATGTCACAACTCAAGCAACAACAGCCAATACTTTATATTTATATCCTTTCATTCCAAATAAAACAATAACATCTGTTAGTTTAAAAATACAAGTAACAATATTAGGAGCGGGTGTAAATTGCCGTATCTTAATTTATTCGGATTTAAACGGATTCCCTAATACAAAGCTTTATGAAAGTGCCAATTTAGATTGTTCTACAATTGGAGTAAAAACTGCAACAACTGCTCAAACATTTAATGCGGGGACTACTTATTGGTTAGCTTTACATTCAAGTGGAGTGACTACATTAAGCCATATTAATAGTTCTGCTGCAACACCTTTATACCTTACTAATGTTGGAAGCAATTCAATCACTCAATATACATCAACAATAACATTTGGTTCTGCTCCTACAACGTACACATATAGTAGTCAAGCTACTGGTGCAATCCCAAAAATAGTAATTAATTTATCTTAATATTATGGCAGAAATAAGAAACGAAATTTACGATGACAACGGACTTGTTCGAGTTGAATTTATCGAGGTTGAAGAACCAAGTCAAGAGGAATTGATCGCACAAAAAGAGGCGGAACTTTTAGCAATGTACAATGAACTGAAAGCACTTAAAGGGGAGTAATGGCTAGATACGCAAACAACGGGATTTTCAATGTCAAATACAAGACACGTAACAAAGTTGCGCAAACTTTGCGTAAAATCATTCTTGAAGAAAACTTAATTGATACAACCGCGCTTTACGATTCCATTAGAATTAACGCAAAGATACCCGCACTAGGTGAACTAGAAATACAGATACTAGCTATGTACTATTTTGGTTTTCTCAACAACGGAACAATAAACATGGCGCCTTTTGATCTATGCGCTAAACTTACAGCACGTTTAAATGCAGACGGCACAACCGCAGAAATATACAGCCAGTACACAGAATGGATGACAGAACGTTATCCTATCTTACAAGTGGCTACGATATTAGGTGAGAAAAAGAAAATCGTTTATACGTTCGAGCCAATCGGTGGGGAATTCAGTGCGGGTTTAACCTTTAGAGGATTCTAAATACCCCATTTCTTTACGCATAGCTAACATATTAAAGACAAAGATTAAAGGCAACTCGCCTACTTCGTCCATTTTAGTTATGTCGCCTTCGCAAAGGTCGTAAAGCAAACGTTCCCACCCCCATTTTCTAGCCTTTTTCCCTTGTTCTTTTGCTTCTTTGTTAGCCTTGTATTCATCTACGTTGTCAAAGTCGTTTAAATCGTCTGTTTCGTCTTCGTCTTCATCTGTTTCATTGAACAAGTTTTCGTATTTTTCCATGAAAGTTTCACGATATTTCAGATAGTCCGTAAGAATTCCGTACACGTCTGTTATATTTACTTCGTCAAATAGTTCAAAACGTTCAAAAGGACTAAATGTATATGGTTCAAATTCCACATTTTGCCACTTATCTAGCTGAATACGTCGGTAAAAAATACTTAATATGTGTGAAATATGCTTAATATAGTCGTTAGATAGGAAATATTCTAAGTCTATAAATTCATATAGGCTTAATTTCTTAAAATCTTTGAAGACATAAACGCTTTCATCTATAGTGAGTTCGTGTTTATAAGTCTTTTTAGGTTCGCTTAAAGACCACTTAACACCCTCAAACATTTCGTTTATTTCGTCGATGTCTTTGTCTTCGAGTTCGTCCGCGTCTACGTCCAATAAAATAGAAAGGGTATCTACTTGAAACGTAAAATACCCTTGCGTTCTGTCTAGTTGACGAAGTTCTTTAAACTGATAAACCTTTACGTTATGCCAGTCCTTCTGTTTCTTCATTCGACTTTTGTACGTGGTTGTTTATTTTGTTTGCAACGGCTACCAAGTAAGGCACGGCAACGTCCGCTTTTAATTCTCTAATAAGTTTCGCTTTGTGTTTGATATGCGCGTCGGTGTAGTGTTCGGTTTTCGTTAAGTCAGTTCGTTTGAATAACACCGCTAGAACTTCGCTAATATAACCTTTGTGCTTATTGCCTAAAATCTTTTCAATTAGTTTCGTGTCTTTTGCTGTTAACTTAAAGTCGTCGTCGTAGGCTTGGTAAGTATACCCGTCTTTTTCAAAACGCTTTAACAATTCAGAACTTGGAACTTTTGCCGTGTTAAACTTTTCCACGTACTCTTTGAACACCTCGAAGTCTACTTCTTCTATGTCGTTACTAACGCCCATATACTTAAACACCTCTAAATGTTTTTCGATAATGTCAAGTTTTTCGTTTGCGTGAATGTCCGTAATTTCTTCGAACTGCTGGATCGTTAACTCGTTCATTTCGTTAGCAATCTCTTTTCCTAATATTTCTACCATGATATAAATTTTGAACAAATATAAACATTATCTAATATAGTTATGATTAAAGACCTACCTATTTATAAAATTACAATCGACCCCGAATATTCAGACGGCGAAGATTTAGGTATTGAACAAATAGCTTTCACGGATTCACCAGCGGTTAAGGTTAAAGGTATGGCGTTTTCAAATGTAGAAAAACGTTTCTTTTCCGATAACTTAAAATATAGAGTAACCGCACCCGCTATGATTCCAATGGAAATTTATAGACGTGACGACGAAGCTGGCGACTATTTCGTAAGTTTTGACGAAGCTACAATCGAACAAATATACGTAAAGTTCATGCGTGACCTACAGAACCGCAACGTGTTCAACTTAGAACATGACAAAGAACAAAGCGTACCCGCATATATTTTAGAAGCTTGGATAGTAGAAAACCCTAAACAAGACAAAGCCTTTACCACATACAATATAGACGTTCCAAAAGGTACTTTGATGTTAACCGCACAAGTGACTGACAAAGACTACTATAGCGAATTAGTAAAAAACGAACAAGTCGGGTTTTCAATAGAAGGCTTTTTAGGAATGAAATTAAGTAAACACATAAACAGATATAATATGAATTTCCCAGATGGAGAACACCTTATCGAAGGTAAAATTTACGTAGTCAAAGACGGCGAAGTAATCGAAGTAAAAGAAGCTGAAGAAGTAGCGATGGCAGAAGTAACCGAAGAAGTTACAGAAGAAGTTGCTATGGAAGACACAGCCGTAACAGAAGAAGAAGTTGTCGAAGAAGAAGTTGAAACAGAAGAAGTTGCAATGGCAATCGACCCAGCTGTAGACACAGAAGCAATTTTAGCTATCGTTAAACCAGTTATCGAAGAAAACGTTAACGCGGTTATCGCAATGATTGCAGACCTTAAAAATCAAATGGAAGAACTTCTAGTTAAAGAAGAAGAAGCAGAGGATATGGAAATGAGCAAAGACGTTAAAATGTCGGCTTTTGACAAATTCAAAGCGTTCCGTTCATTCAACAAGTAATAAATTAAACACAAATAAAAACAAAACAAAATGATCAGAAATTTAAAATTTGACCTTGACGTTGATACTAACGCGTTATTGTGTCCAAACCCAGATGAGTTCTACTCAAAAGCGTACTTAACAGAAGACATCGCAGACAATTACAGAACGTTGCCAGGTATTAAATCAGCAACTAAATTAGCTAACGTTACTTTCGGTAACTTGCTTGCACCTTCTACGTGTAACTTTTCAGCACCAACTGACAACCTAGACGCTATCACTATCGACGTTTGTGCGTTAAGTGCAATGTCACAAATTTGTCAGTTCGAAATCGAGCAATCGTTTTTAGCTTTGCAAATGTCACAAGGATCAAATGGTGATTTTAGCGTAGCTTCTTTCATGTCTTACTACTGGAATGAAATGGCTGGACGTATCGGTAACGATTTAGAGTTAATCAGATGGCAAGGTGACACAGAAAGTTTAGACCCAGTTTTATCTTTGTGTGACGGTTACTTGAAAAAATTGTGTGCTGACGTTGCTGTAGTAGGATTGTACAACGGTGCAATTACACAAGCTAACGTACTTGCGCAAATGACAGCGGTATTAACTGCTTCTCCTACAGCGGTACAATCTAAACGTGCTGACCTTCGTTTGTTCGTTTCTTCTGACGTATTCGTTAATTACCAAATTGCTGCGGCTTCTGGTAATACTTTGACTTATGTTACTGCACCATTAGCACCAACGTTCTTAGGTATCAAAATCGTACTTGCAGAAGGTATGCCAGTTAACACTATGGTATTAGCTTTGAAAACAGACTTAATCTATGCGTTTGACGCAGAAGGTGACGCAAAAGCGTTAAAAGCTGTTAACCTTGCTGACACGGTAGCTGAACCTTACTTACGTACACGTGCAAACTTAAAAGCTGGTTTTGCTTACACGAACCCTTCACAGATTGTAGTTTATAACGTTTGTTTCGACTAGTCAATAACTAACTAAATAACGGGGGTGGGTAATGCGCCCGCCCCTTTTTTTTAACTTTAAAAATTATAATCATGGCTTGTGCTACATTACAAGAAATACTAAAGGGTTGTGACCCAAACAGCGGTGGTATTTACACCCTATTAATTAACCAACAAGATAACATTACTTCAATAACTACGTTAGAAACTACTACTAACTGGGAAGTAACAGCAATTACACACACTGAGCCATTCGTACCAATGGAGTTCAAACGTAATACTGGTAACTTTACAGAAGAAGGCGCTATTGATTTAGTAAATGGTTCGTCTTATGTTACTCAAACTATTAACTTAATGTTCCATAGACGCGACCAAGAGAAGTCAAAAGCAATTAAAATTCTTGGTGCTGGACAGCAATACCTTACAGCTGTAGTAGGTGACGCAAATGGAAAGTATTGGTATTTCCCGTACTTGCAAGTTACTGCATATGGTGAAGGTTCTGGAACTGCTCGCGCTGACGGTTCTAAATATTCATTAGTTCTTACTGCTGAAAATACAGACCTAGCTTACGAAGTAGATTCTGCTATTATTGCTGGTCTTACAGCTTAATTAGTTTAGTTACATTCTATAAACGTAACACTTATAAAGACCCTACCTTAATCGGTGGGGTTTTCTTTTTTGAACAAGCGCCTAAACTAAAATAATATAGTTATGATTTACATTGAAAAAGGAGAAGTTAACACGTTTGCTTTGACGCTGTCAGAAGTTAGTACGCTAGTTGACCCTTTTTATTTATTCGTTTTTGAAGACGAATTTAACACGGCTATAGACCCGATTCTTTGGGAAGGCGTAGACACGTCGAACTATCAATATAGATACAATCTATTTACAATGGAAGAAGGCGTGGACGTAGACCTTTTAAAAGGGCAATACACGTACAAAGTGTACGAAAGTCCTACGGCAATAGACCAAAACACGAACACAGACGAATTAAACTTAATCGAAGAAGGGCGCATGGTAGTAAGCGGTGTCGCTGTTTCTTCTATATATGAATAACACATGGGTATTTTTGACAGATTTAAACAACAAAAAATAGAAGTTTCAGAAGGCTATCAGTCCTTTTCTACTCCATTCGGTAAGATAGGTAACGCGAACTTGTCGCTACCTTACGTAAACGGACGTTACCAAGTGGCTGGCTATATTCCTTTTGG